GCAGATGGGGCAGACGGAGCTAGTGCAGCCACGCAGATATCCGTCGAGGGCAGGACATCAACTAGCAAGATAACCGCAGTCTTTAATCGAGCCGGAGCGTCGCTAGTGAGTGGCTCTGCGTTGCTCAGTATTACGGCCAGAGCGGGAGGGCTGACACTAACTGCATCAGGGACATTTTTGATCGTCGCTGGTAGAACTCAAAACTACACGATAGAATTTTAGATTATGGCTAATAGATTTCCGCTGATTGTCGACAGTTCAGGGACGGCGTCGATAAAAGAACTCGCGTCAGGAGACAATCTTGACCTAACTGGCAATGGCGTGGTCGGCGCGGGAACGGTGGCGCTAACCAACCTCACAGTCGGAGGTAGTCAAGGGAGTGACGGCCAGGTCCTCACCTCGACGGGGTCAGGTATCGCGTGGGAGGACGCTGGTGGCGGTGGTGGTGGTGGAGCTTGGAATGTGATGTCAAGTCAAACCGTGAGCAGCAATGTTTCAAGCGTTAATTTTACCGGCATTACGGGGTACAAGGTTTACAAATTCTTCTGGCAGAATGTCGTTCACGCAAGCCATCCAACTTACATGGACTTTCAGTTTTCCACTGATAACGGATCAAACTGGTATACCACCAATGGAAAATCTGTAATAGTTTATGGAGACAGCGCCACAAGCTCATTGAGCGTAACAAATCGATCAGGATGGAACGGTGGGAGTGGTCGATATGCTGTTGTGAAAAACACTCACCAATTCAATACAGACCATAAACACGCTGGGGAAGTGACAATTCATTCCATGAATGATTCTGAGTATACGTATTTTAGCTCTGTAGGTATGCACGATTTCTTCAATGATCGTGCTTCGTTCACTCAAGTGTTTGGCTCAACGCGACAAACCCAATCTTTTAACGCTGTACGCTTTCAAGCGGGCAGCAATTTTACTGGTGGCACTTTCACACTTTACGGCTTGTCAAATTCATAGGATCAAACCATGAGCACTGGCGTATTTAAAATGGTCGATGGCGAGACCATTGAGTTAACTGAAGAGGAAAATGCTGAACGGGTTTCTGCTGCTGAAGCCGCGCAAGCTGAATGGGATGCTGAAGCATGGCTGCGTGGCCGTCTTGAAGAATATGGCGGCTGGACTGACCAGCTTGACGAAATGTTCCATGACTTTGACGCTTGGAAAACACGGGTTCAATCTGTCAAAGACAAATATCCAAAACCTGAGTAAAATGATCGAGACGAAGGAGCTAGGCATGGAAGATCAAAGACATATTGTTGATGTTGAGGAAACAGAAAATTCCTACATTGTTGAATTTGGGAAAACGGATGAGCTTGACACGGAGCCTGAAGAGGTTGATGCGATAGTCGAGGAAAGCCCATCTATCTCAGAGGATCGAGCTGAAGAAGAGAGCCTGACGAGGACGATGGCGCTTGAAATGTCCCCTGTTGACGAAGAAAACCGCACAGTGCGGATGGCGATCTCAAGCGAAGAGCCGGTTATGCGCTCGTTTGGCATGGAAATACTAGAACATTCAGACGAGGCGATGGATTTATCCTTTCTCAAGTCTGGACGCGCTCCCTTGCTCTTGGATCACGATCCTGAGCGGCAAGTTGGCGTGATTGAATCAGTAAGTTTAGACGGCTCGGCACGTAGACTCCGTGCGACGGTGCGCTTTGGAAAAAGTGCGCTTGCCAGAGAAGCTTTTGATGATGTCACCGATGGGATCAAAGCGAACGTCAGCATTGGTTACTCGGTCCAAGAAATGAAACGGAAGGACAAGGACACATATGTGGTCAAAAAATTCCGCATACATGAGGCAAGTCTAGTCTCTATCCCCGCCGATGTGACTGTTGGTGTTGGACGGTCTGGCGACGTTTCACCCGAATCTATTATTAAAGTTGAACATCCTATAAAGGAACCAATTATGTCAGAAGAAAATATTGTTGATATTCAGGCACTTGAGGCAAACGCCCGCAAAGCCGCACAAGTCAACGCCTCTCAAATCATTGAGCTAGGCGCTCGCCACAACAAAACAGACTTGGCTCATAAGGCCATCGCTGAGGGCCGTAGCATCGAGGAGTTCCGTGGGGAACTGCTTGAAAACATTGGGTCTACGCGTGCGCTCGAAGAGCAAAACATCGGCCTGAGCCAAAAAGAAGTCAAGAGCTTCTCATTGCTCCGCGCCATTCACGCTTTGGCGAATCCAACTGATCGCAATGCTCAGGAAGCCGCCGCTTTTGAGTTTGAATGCTCACGCGCTGCTGCTGAAGCATACGGTCGAGCTGCTCAAGGTATTTTGCTGCCCGCTGAGGTCATGCGTAACTGGCATAGAGATATGAACAGTTCGGATGATTCTGCATTGTTTACGGATGACTTCCGTGGTGGAGATTTCATCGACGCATTGCGTAACGCATCTTCTGTCATGCAAGCAGGCGCTCGCATGTTGAGCGGATTGTCTGGCGATGTGAAAATCCCCAAGAAAACTGCTGCTTCATCGGCTGGCTGGATAGCATCAGAAGGTGGGGCGTCGTCTGAATCTGAGATGACCGTGGGTTCGGTGTCTATGGCACCAAAAACTCTCGGCGCATTCACGGACGTCACGCGGCAGCTTATGATTCAAAGCAGCATGGACGTGGAAGCCTTGATCCGTGAGGATTTGGCAGAAGCAATTGCTCTTGCAATTGACCTTGCTGGGCTGGAAGGGTCCGGCTCTAGTGGTCAGCCCACAGGTATTCTCAACACCACTGGTGTGAATACCGTGACAAACTTTGCTGGAGCTAATCCGACGTTCGCTGAAGTGGTTACTCTTGAGACGGCTGTTGCTGAGGACAATGCGCTCCTTGGCAATCTTGCTTACATTTTGCCCGCTGCAATGAATGGGGCACTCAAGACTACCGAAAAAGCTACTGGAACGGCTCAGTTTGTTGCAGAACCTGGAGGCACGATTAACGGATACCAGTCAATCGTGACTAACCAAGGCACTGCCGGCAATCTGTACTTTGGCAATTTTGCAGACCTGCTCATTGGTATGTTCGGCGGCCTCGACATCGTGGTTGACCCATACACTTCCAGCACTAGCGGAACAGTGAGAGTCGTAGCGCTTCAGTCTTGCGACGTAGCGGTTCGACATGCTGTCAGTTTTGCATTCGGTAACGATGGGTAGTAATCCCAAATAGGTGACGGCCCCCCTTGGGGGGCCTGATTCTTTGGAGAAAAAATATGAAATATAAAGTGCTTCGCGATACGGTAGCAACTGGTCAAGTTTGCCGAGTCGGTGAAGTTATCGACTTGAATGAGTCTGACGCTAAGGAGTTAATGGCGACAGGCCGCGTTGCTCCTCACGATGAAGAAACGCCTGCTGTAGATCGCGCAATCGGCCTCGATGAAGAGACCAAGCCAAAACGTCGCACGCGAAAAACTAAGGTCAGGTAATGGCCGTTGAAACTGCAGATGATCGTGGATACTTGCTCGCTGATTTTGGCGTTGTTGCGCTGTATACCCCGGTGGGGGGCGCTCAAGTGTCGATCACTGTCATTTTCGACAATGAATACGAAGCGGTGGATGCTGGCGGGAGTGTTGCTTTTGCAATGCAATTGCCAAAAATATTATGCAAGTCTGCCGATGTGACTGGTGTATCTGAAGGCGCGGCTATAGTGATCGACGGAACGTCCTATGTTGTGCGCGTAATCATGCCGGACGGTACTGGTATGACGGAGCTTATGCTTGAGGCGCAATAATGGCACACGTTCGCAAGCTTATCCGAGACAACATAGAGACTACACTGACAGGATTAACGACAACTGGAGCCAGAGTATATAAGACTCGCGTTTATCCAGTAGCCGAGGATCGCTTGCCAGGAATTGCTATCTACACCAGAGACGAGTCGACTGACTACGCAACCATTACAAAGCCAAGAACACAGGACCGTGAGCTTACGGTCAGCGTCGAAATATACGTTAAAGCACTGACAGATTATGACGACCAGATTGACCAAATCGCAAGCGAAATTGAAACGGCGCTTTATACGGACACCACCAGAGGCGGATACGCAAAAGACACTATGGTGACTGGATTTGATTGTGATTTTTCGGGCGAAGGTGATCAGCCTGTTGCACGCGGCACGGCGCAAGTTTCAATCAGTTATGTTACATTGGAAGGTAATCCCGACGAGGCACAGTAATGATTGAAATGCTGCACGGAACGACAACGATTAAAGTGATTGATCGGAAAGTCGAAGAAATGATCCGTAAAGGTTGGGCCGTAAAGGATCAGAATGTCGGCGATTTTGCGCCGGTTGATGATGATGTTGATACAGATTCCGAGGAGGAATAATCGATGGCAATACATAAAGGTTCCGAAGGTGTCATTAAGGTCGGCGCTAATACCGTCGCTGAGGTGAAAAATTATTCTGTCGAAGAGACTGGCGATACGGTAGAAACGACCAGCCTAGGCGATTCTGCGCGGACGTTTACGTCGACATTAACGTCGTGGTCTGCGTCGGTCGACGCCTTCTGGGACGAAACAGACACCACGGGTCAAGGTGCACTGACAATTGGTGCAGAGGTGACCTTGAACGTATATCCAGAAGGCGCGGACACTGGTGACACTTATTACGCTGGCAGTGCCATCGTGACAGGTGTGTCAATTAGCGGCTCGTTCGATGGGACGGTAGATGCTTCGATATCTCTACAGGGCACAGGCGCACTAACTAGTTCAACGGCATAACAACATGTCGGTTTTAGAAAGCGCGAAAAATCACTACAAGGCAAAGCTGTCAGCTGAACCGCGAAAAATTGAGATTCCAGAATGGAACTCAACGTTATTCATTCGGCCCGGAATTAGCTTGCAAGCACTCGGTGAAATCATGGAACTAGCGACGGCAGGCAAATCTGCTGAAGCTATGGCAATGACAGCTATATACCGATTGATTGACGGAGAAGGCCATCCGGTATTCAAAAAGCTCGACCGACTTGAGCTTTTGAAATCTGTTGACCCTGACGTGCTTGCCAGGATTGTGACAGAAATCAACTCTGACGATCCTAGCGAGGATGACGTCGAGGGAAACTAAAGGCCGACCGTGATCTACAGTTCCGCTATTTTTTGGCGGAATCGCTAGGGAAAACGG